GCTGATGATTATTTTTTAATCGGCATTCCAGTTTTGCCTAGATATATTGCATATTCTGACAAAATTAAAAAAAATTACACAGCCGAGAAATTCGATAAAAGCTACACGGCCGAAGAAATTCCAATACATAGCCTGGATAATACACACCCATTTAACTTTACTGAACAATTTGATAATGACCGACACGGAGTGGACCGATTCAGTAGAGAGTGGCTGGATGTGCAATCTCTGGAAAAAATATTTCTGTTGCATCAATATATGATTTCGAACAAAGCAAAGTTTTTGATTTTAAATCTCTCTGTTCCGATCATGTGCCAAGATATGTGGCCTGCTGGACAGAGTATCATGCGTAAAGTCAAAGATCTCAATGAATGTGTACTATTTGATCATACATATCAGTCAGTGAATTTCGATGATAACATTAAACCTGCAGACTTTGATCGATACAAGTGGATGGGTCACCACGGTCCGGCGGGTAATTTAAATTGGTACAACAAGATAGTTAAGAACAAAATGATAGAATTAAATTGGATCAATAATGCTTAAAGACTACGGAGTTGATGTACAACGCTTGTTCCTGGAGATGATGTTGGAGGACGCACAAGGCTATGTGCGTGTGCAGAACATCTACAATCCAGAGAACTTTGATAAGAGTCTGCGGCCTGTGGCAGCGTTTATCAAAGAGCACGGCGACCGATACAAGACCTTGCCGGACCGCGCACAGATAGCTGCCACCACTGGCATCAAACTACAGTCAGTACCTGAACTGAACGAAGGACACTTTGAATGGTTCATGAACGAGTTTGAATCATTCACACGCAGACAAGAACTAGAGCGTGCTATCCTCAAAGCAGCGGACTTGTTGGAAAAGGGCGACTATGATCCTGTGGAGAAGCTGATCAAAGACGCTGTGCAGATTTCGCTGACCAAAGACATGGGCACAGATTACTTTGCTGATCCGGCAGCACGGATACGCCGATATTTTGAATCCGGCGGACAAGTGAGCACAGGCTGGCCACAGATGGATCGACTGCTGTATGGTGGATTCAGCCGAGGCGAACTAAACATCTTTGCCGGTGGATCTGGATCGGGTAAGAGTCTTGTGATGATGAACATAGCATTGAACTGGGTGCAAAGCGGACTCAGTGGGGTGTATATCACATTGGAACTTTCAGAAGAACTCACAAGTTTGCGAACCGATGCTATGTTAACCAACATGAGTACCAAGGACATACGCAAGGACATTGACACAGCAGAGCTCAAAGTCAAACTGGTGGCCAAGAAGAGCGGAAACTATCAGGTGAAAGGATTGCCGGCACAATCAAACATCAATGACATCCGTGCTTACTTGAAAGAGTATCAGATCCAGACAGGCAAGCGTGTGGACTTTGTGATGATTGACTACTTGGACTTGTTGATGCCGGTGAGTGCCAAGGTCAGCCCTAACGACTTGTTTGTGAAAGACAAGTATGTATCGGAAGAACTGCGTAACTTGGCCAAGGAACTACAGATGCTCATGGTCACTGCAAGTCAGTTGAATAGATCAGCAGTGGAAGAAGTAGAATATGACCACAGTCATATCTCGGGCGGTATCAGTAAAATTAACACAGCAGATAATGTGTTTGGTATCTTGACAAGTCGTTCAATGAAAGAGCGTGGCAAGTATCAGATCCAGTGCATGAAATCGCGTAGTTCCACAGGTGTGGGTCAGAAGATTGATCTGGAATACGACATTGACACCATGCGTATCACAGATGCAGGCGGCGATGAGAACGATTCAGGATTCCGCAAGCCCAGCAGCGTGATGGAATCTATCAAGGCTCGTGCCAGTGTGGCACCAGCAGATGCCGCAGCGCCGGCCAAGTGGGAACGAGCCCAGTCCAAGCCAGGTGTTGATCCACTGGATCCCACACCAAAGATTACGGCAGATGTGCAAAGCAACAAGCTCAAAGAGCTGTTGGGCAAGATCAAAACTGGTTAAAAACCAATAAATAACTCAAAGGCCCTTGAACGCAATGCAAAAACGCACCCGCAGTCTGCTGGAAGAACTGGATTCCATGTATGTTGAGCGTGAGCGCGACTTGATAATAGAAAGCCGCGCATCCAACATCATTGCTGGTGCCATCAACTTGTTAGAACAGATAGATGCTGCCTACTCACCAGATCAAGCAGAAAATCTCACACGCAAACTGCTAAATGCCATCCGCACAAGAGATGCAGGCCGTTTTGCCAGAACCGTAAGGCGTAGTCATGCAAATCAATAAACTGCTGGAAGGCGGAAATGTATTCAAAACCAAGACCGGTGAACCACTCACACAACGCATCAATCGTCAGGATGTGCCTGCCACCATCCGTTGGATAGAGCAAGTAACTGGCATAGAATTTCCTCGAGATCGGTGGCTGGGATCAACCGGTAAGAAGCCCACATCCGGAGACCTGGATCTTGCTGTGGATCTCAATGAAGTAAGCAAAGAACAACTGGCCGGCATCCTTACACAATTTGTGCAGAGTCAAGGATTGGATCCTAGAGAATATGTGAGCAAACGAGGTGAAGTGCATCTACGCACACCCATTGGCGGAGACGCCAATCGCGGATTTGTGCAGACTGACTTCATGTTCTTTCCCGACTTGGATTGGGGCGGATTCTTTTACAGTGGTGGCGAAGATTCAGAATACAAGGGCATGAATCGCAATGTGTTGATGTCCAGCATAGCCAAGCAGCTGGGACTCAAAGTGGGTGCCAACGGCATGTTCTCTCGTGCCACAAATGAACTAGTGCGAGATGGCATGGATCCTGACTATGTGGCCAGTGTGCTATTGGGACGCGGTGCCACTCGTGACAACCTAAAGAATGTAGAATCAATCTATGCTGCACTCAGCAATGATCCTGACCGTGAAGCTAAAGTAGCAGACTTCCGTGAGTATCTTGCCAAGGAAGGCATGCGAGAACCAGAAATGACTGTGCGTGAAAGTGATGCCAACTTCCTGGCTAGACTGCGTGATCGCATCGTAAATCAAGGCATGCAGCCCTTGATCGAGACCAAACGATCATACAATCTCTACGAACAAGAACCTGTGGCAGTGGGCGGCAAAGCCAAGGGCATTGAGCACCTGGAAGACTATGTGTTCCGCAGCGGATCAGCAGGAGTGGATCGAGCACTGCAAATAGCTGACTCTTTCTATGCGGATCCCAAGACAGGATCTGTGAAATGGGATGGCAAGCCTGCTGTGGTGTTTGGCCGCAAGCCGGACACAGGTGAGTTTGTGCTTACAGATGATGCAGGATTCACAGCAGCCGGTTATGACGGACTGTTTACCAGTCCTAACGCCATAGCCGACGACATGGCACGCCGAGATGCCAACGCTACGGCCAAAGGTAATGCAGCCACCAGGGTACAAACCTTGTTGCCCACATACGAAACCATATGGCCATATCTTGAAGCAGCCACGCCTGAAAACTTCCGTGGCTATGTCAAGGGCGATCTGTTGTACACTGCAACACCAGAGGTGGAAGCAGGCAATCTCATATTCCAGCCCAATACAGTGGCATACCGCATTCCTGTGGCCAGTGATCTAGGCCGGCAAATAGCCAACAGTGAAATAGGTGTGGCTGTACATACCATGTATGCAGATGTGGATGCTGCCAAGCAACCTCTCAGCCGAGTCAAGTTCAACCCTGTGCCAGGACTGTTGTTGATCGAACCCATCTATGCCCAGCCTGTGCCCAAGAACAACGACATAGCCAAGAAGATCCGAACACTGCTGCGCCAGAATCGAGCAGCCATAGACACCCTGTTCAATCCTATGGAACTGCGAGCCATGAAGATTACTGACCTGGCCAAGTTGGCGATCGATTACATCAACAAACGAGTAGATCCAAGGCATGCTGCTTACACAGGTGATTTCAGTGATCTAGTGCCGGGATTTATGGCCTGGTTGCAACAGTCACAGACACCACAAAAGGTCAACAACATAGCACAGTATCTGCGTAGTCCTACCTCAAACGAGCAAGGCCTGGCTGCTGCGTTCCTGTTGTTTGAACTGCTGCATGACCTCAAACTGGATCTACTGGGCAAACTGGATGCCCAGGTGCCGGGCAATGAAGGATGGGTGTTTGCCACTCCTGTGGGCTATGGCAAAGCCGTGAACAGATTTGACTTCACTGCCAGAAACAAAGCCAGAAACAACTAGCCAAGGGCATGATTTTTTGCCAATTTCATAAATAAGAGTAGGGCAAAAGCCCACTTTTTAGGAGATTTTAAAATGGCAGTATTTACACAAACAAACGGTACCACACAACCAGTGTTCAACATGGACACGGCCAATGGT